CCCATGCGAAAGCGTATCATCGGTCATACATAACCTGATTGGTGCTATGAGAATGACCATCCAAGAAATGCTGCGCGACCTGGAGGCCTTCGGTTTCTCGCAGCGCGAAATCGCAGAGAAGTGCGGTACCAGCCAGCCGAACATCAGCCGAGCAATCAACGGCACCGCTGTTCGCTACGAACTCGGGAAATGCATCGAGGAGATGCACAGGAAGGCTCGCCGCTCCGCCATGCGGAAGGCTGCAGCTTAATCCTTGGTTCTTGTGCGGTTGCATAGGCGACATCCCTGTCAGTGGTTTCCATGAATCCAGTATTGCCCGACGAACGGTAGGGCGCCACGGAAAGAGACAAGAGGTTTTACGAGATGGAAGATTTTCTGAGAGCTGCCCAATCCGCCGTGCTGGATCACGAAGCCAAGAGCCTGGCAGCCAAGATGGGCGTTCCGCATGTGAGCCTTTTGCAGCGCGCCAACCCGGACAACGATGCCCATCACCTGACCATCGAGCACCTGTTCGGAATCCTGCTCCACACCGGCGATATGCGCCCCCTGGAAGCGCTGGCTGATGCGTTCGGCTTCGAGCTGGTAGCCAAGGAGCAGCCGAAGGCGCGCGACCTGTCAGCCGCGATGCTCCACGTCACCAAGGAGTTCGCAGACGTTGCTCGCTCCGTGAGCGATGCGATGGATGACGGCCGTATCTCCCAGCACGAGCGTGCACAGATCAGCCGCGAGATCAACGAAGCCCGCCACAGCCTCGACGTGATGGCGGCTTCGGTAAAGGTCGCCTGACAGACAGGCACAAAAAAGCCACCGGGCAAGGGTGGCTTCTTCAACAACACGAGTTCACGAGGCCAATTATGGCAGCACTACACGCAATCAGTAAAGGGCATCTGCGTATGCAGCTCCAAGACTTAGCAGGCCAGCCCGTCGCCCTTTATCCAGGCTTGAAATCGCTGGGGATTGGGCTGACCGGCGCATCAATGCTATCCCAGGCGATCTACTGGACGGAGCGTACTCGCGATGCCGGCGGCTGGTTCTACAAGTCTCAGGAAGAGTGGGAGCAGGAGACCGGGCTTTCCAGATCCGAGCAAGAGCTGGCGCGCAAGAAGCTGGTAGCCATCGGGGTACTCCATGAGAAGAAGAAGGGCGTCCCGTGCCGCTTGCACTTCATGGTCGACAGCGAAGAGCTATTTGCCCTGCTATCTGATCCTGAGCGGGTAAAGGCAGCCCAGGAAGCATGCAAGTCAGTATGCGGGAATCCTGCAACCCAGAATGCAGGAAACCTGCAGACTGGTATGCAGGAAAGCAGCAAACAAGCATGCGGGAAACCTGCAAGCAAGGCTGCAGGAAAGGCGCAGGCTATTACAGAGAATACAACAGAGACTACAGCAGAGATTACTCCACTTGCGCTCGTCTCCGCTGACGCGGCGAGCAAGCGCCGGCCGAAAGCGAACAGTGAGGCTGAGCAGGCACGGCAAGAAGCCTGCCGCGCAATCTGGGGCTCCTACGCACAGGCCTACGTCAACCGCTACGGCGCTGCACCTGTCCGCAATGCCAAGGTCAACCGCCAGGTTGTCGACCTCTGGAAGCGACTCGGTGCCGAAGCTGCTGCAGTCGCTGAATACTTCGTCTCGATCAACGACTCGTACCTGATCCGCAACTGCCACGACCTTGGGTCGCTGCTGACCAAGGCCGAGTCCTATCGCACCCAGTGGGCAACTGGCCGCCAGATGAACGGCCGCACCGCCCGCCAGCTTGAAGACACCCAGGCGAACATCAACGCCGCACAGGAAGCCGCTGCCCGCATCCGCGCCCGCGAAAACGGAGGTGTCCGCAATGACAACCCTTTCCTTCGCTGAGCAGGCGCAGCTGGCCGCCGCAATCGTTGCTACCGCCGAGACTCTTGGCCAGACCATGAGCGCGGCTGCTGCGGAGCTGATGGCATCAGACCTGTCTGAATACCCCGCGCCGGACATCATCGCTGCCCTGACAGCCTGCCGCCGCGAACTGACCGGCAAACTGACACTGGCTGCCATTCTTCAGCGCGTACAGGCCGCAGATGGCCGCCCTGACCCGAACGAGGCCTGGTCGCTGGCCCTGGCAGCCTCGGATGAGTTCGACAGCGTTGTCCTGACTGACGAAATCCAGCTGGCTCTCGGTGCCGCCCGCGCCATTCTCGACGCTGGCGACAAGGTGGGGGCGCGCATGTCCTTCCTGTCCGCCTACCAGCGCCTGGTCGATACGGCCCGCCGCGAGAATCGTCCGGTGAAGTGGTCCCTGTCTCCCGGCTTCGATCAGCAGCGCCGCCTGATCGCCGTGCAAGAGGCTGGCCGCCTTGGCCGCCTGCCTGCTCCTGTCGTTCAGGAATACGTCGCTCAGCTCACTCACGAGCCCGTCACCCAGAACGGCGCCGCCATTGCTGGCCTGATCACTGGCCGGGTCGCGATGCCTACCCCAGAAGTGCGCGCGAAGCTGCAACTGGTCAAGGCCACAGTCGAGGAGGGGCGCGCCGCGAAGGAGAAGCAGCGCCAGGACGAGATCCGCGCCCGGCAGGAGAAGTTCGAGCAGCAGCGCGCCGAGCAACTGGCCGCCATCGAATCGCTGGGGGTGAAAGCATGACCACCTCCATCGGCACCGGCCGCATTCACGAAGGCCTCGACCTCAAGTGGTGCTGCGACATCTGCGGCAATCCACGCAACGGCCATAAGCACACCGCTTGCGCCAAGACCCGTCAGGCCATCTACGCGATGCCGTCTCAGCAGCGCCTGGCCGTTCTGGCTCTCCAGAAGCAGGGCTTCCGCCCCCAGGCAATCACCGGGGCAGGCATAGGCCTATCCCGCGGCAATGACCATCGCGTCGTGGATGAGCACGGCAAACAGATTCGCGGAGTGGGGGCGAAACGATGAGCACGATTATGGAAATGGCCGCCGCCTACGAGCAGGCCCGCACAGCTCCAGACGTAACAGATCGCGCCTCTGGCCTAGAGGAGGCAGATCGTATAGGTGGCGTGGCGCTGGTACAGGCCAGGCTGCAGGGGCAGGGCGCTGAGGAATGCGAGGAGTGCGGCGTTGAGATTCCAGAGGCCCGCCGTCGTGCTGCGCCGTGGGCGGTGTGCTGCGTGGATTGCCAGAGCCTGCGGGAGGGTCGCCGCCATGCGTAACTTGCTGCCAGGTCGATACCTTTTGCTTGCGCTAGTTGCAGGCTCTGTCTCAGTCGTCGCGGTTGGTATGGCGACAGGCAGCCTGGCCCTGATTAGCCTGTTCGCGCTTCCGCTTTCCGGGCTGCTTGGGTGGCTGGCTTCCTCAGCTGATGCGGAGGCGCGGCGCCATGGCTAACCCAACCTTCCCCCTACGCAATGAGATGGACCGCCAGCGCGCCATCGCCTGCCTGCAGAAGATCGACCTGGGCGCCGGCTACGTCTGGACCATGCGCGAGGAGGTCCGCAGCGACGCCCAGAACCGCCGTATGTGGGCCATGTTGCGCGACATCAGCCGCCAGGTTGAGTGGTACGGCCAGAAGCTCGATGACACCGACTGGAAGCACGTATTCAGCGCGGCAGTCGAGCAGCAGCGCGCCGTGCCCGGCCTGAATGGCGGCTTCGTGGTCCTTGGCATCTCTACCCGCAAGCAGAGCAAGAAGTGGTTCTCGGACATGTTCGAGGTGATGGAAGCGTTCGCGGCTGAGCATGGCGTGCGCTTCACCACGGCTGACCATTGGGGGATCGCGGCATGAGCCTAATCAAGCGCTTTGCGCGTAACACAGCAGGCCGCGATTTCGCAGTAGGCGATATCCACGGCTGCTTCACCCTCCTGCAGAAGGCCATCGATGCGGTTGGGTTTGATCCGTCAGTTGACCGGCTGTTCTCGGTTGGGGATCTGGTTGATCGCGGTGACGAAAGCGACCAGGCAACCGAGTGGATGGCAATGCCTTGGTTCCATGCCGTGCGCGGCAACCATGAGCAAATGACCATCGACTCACATTTCCTGGGCGCGACTGACCTGCACTTTATCAACGGCGGACAGTGGTTCTACTGCCTGCAATCTGATGAACGCGGGCAGATCGCTGCCGAGCTGTCTGAGCTTCCTCTCGTTATCGAGGTTGAGACCGCTGCCGGCGTGGTTGGGCTCATTCACGCTGACTGCCCGCGCCGTGACTGGAACGATCTGATCAGCACCCTAGAACAAGGCGGTTCGGAGGCGGAACACGTTGCCGCTATGTGCCAGTGGTCCCGCAAGCGCATTACCGACCGCGATGAATCCTTCGTGAAGAACGTGCGTGCCGTAGTTGTAGGCCATACGCCGCTCAGGGCGCCGGTATTGCTGGGCAACGTCTACCACATCGATACGGCGGGATGGGCCGGCCGGCACTTCACCCTGCTGAATCTCGACTCTTTGGAGGTGGCCTGATGCTCCGCCAGCGCTCCCAGCCATTCCGCTCGAGCAAGTGGCTCTCAGCGGTACACAAGATCGAAAACTGCGTGCTCTGCGGCGCCTATGGCGTCCAGGCCGCACACATCAACGAAGGAAAGGGGATGAGCCAGAAGACAGACGACTGCCTCACAGCAGCCATCTGCCAGAGCTGCCACCACGAGCTGGACAACGGCAAGAAGTACACCCGCGACGAGCGCCGGGAGATTCTGCGCAAGGCGGTGCTCGACACCATCGCACAACTCGCCCGCATGGGGCTGATCGACGCAAAGGGGAAGGCAGCGTGACCGACCTACCTCTCGGCCGCGCCTGCCCTGACTGCGGCGAGCCCATGAGCAATATGCCAAGCCTGAACGCCCGCCAATGCGCCACCGGATGCAAAGAGACATTCGCGTGGAACCTGGCGCCCGGCCAGCTCCCCCTGATCGCAAACAACAGAGCCACAAGGAAGCCGCAATGACTGACGCAAACAAACTCGCACAAACCCTGGCCGAGCGCGGCAGCCGTTACGGCGACTTCACCGACCACGCCCGGATCTGCCAGAACCTGAAGCGCACCATGTGCGCCGAAGCCGGCTGGGATCGCCTTACCGACGTGCAGAAGCAATCGCTCGAGGTCATCGCTGACAAGGTGGGGCGAATCCTCTCTGGCGACCCGAACTACGCCGACAACTGGCACGACATCCAGGGCTACGCGAAGTTGGCCGAGGACCGCCTGCCACCAGAGTTCGGCCAGCAGAACACCATCGACTGCCGCACTCCTGAAGAGAAGGCGGAACTGGCATGAAGCCCTCTCGAATCGACGTGATAGGACAGAACGGAAATGACGGCGAGCACTACGACGGCGTTGGCCG